TTATTTCAATAACTTAGCTGGAATGTCGGTCCCCAAAAGTATTTCTTGGGGCGTGGCAGAAATACTTTTTGCCACTTTTTGTTCCTCAAGCAGCTTGGCCCCGATGATGCGCGCCTGGTCGAAACGGCGGGCGCTCACGACGTTCACCGGGTTGTAGGTCTCGCGCAGCTTTTCGTTGCGGTCGACCGTGTTTGCCATTTTGTTGGATTGATCCTCCACAGTCGCGCCGCCGACGTCACCCTCTACCGCGCCGGAACGTCGCATATCCTGGAGCTGGCGCATTTCGGACGGCCCGAAAGCGAGCTTCCGGACCTCCGCGAAATCCTGGTTTGCGCTGCTCTTGGTGTAGGGTCGGGAAGGGACGTGCCTGCCGCCGCCGTGATCGCCGCCCCACTGGCCGGTTTCGCCGTTTCGGCTTACGGGGCGCCCGCCGCGCGTCCAGAACAAGGGCGTTTTATCGAGCAGCTTTGCGCCGCTAAACTGCTTCGCGAGGTAGGCGCGCAGGATCGCCAGTGACCATGCCGATAGCGTCGCCGCAGCCGCGCGCCCAGTTTTCGCACGATCGAGCGCGAAGTAAACGCCGACATTATCGAGCCGCGCCTTTTCGAAGTTGAGGCTGCGCGTGTCGATCGGCGAGAGTTGGCTATCCCAAGCCACGGCCATAAGAGCCGCGAGGCCGTAATAGCCGTTCCGCCATGCGACTTGGACCAGCTTCAATACCTCTTTCCGGTACCACACCTGATCGCGGGGCTTCGGCGGCGTGTTCGGGAACGTCTTCGCGGGGTCGGCAGTCAGGTCGCAATACTTCATGCCGCCCATTTTCTTCCAGAGCGCGCGCCAAACCTTGATGACCATGAAACGTTCAGTGACGGAGACCTTGGTCTCAATCTCGACGACAAGGCCGGCCGGTTTGCCGGTTGCTTGATCGAGACGCAGGAAGTGTTCCGGCGTGATGGTGCGCGGGTCACAGTCCGCAAATTTCGGCTCGATCCACTTCCATGCGCGCGGCCAGCTATCCCGCTTCACCTGCTCGTTGGTCCAGACGATGCCCTTTGCCAGCCTAGCCGCCTTGCGGATCGCCATAGCGCGCTGGTAGCCATCGCCGACACTTCCAGGGGGATATTTGGGTGACGCCTCTACGCGCTTCTGCGGGGCCGGGAGACCCAAGCGCGCAGCATCCCACGCGGCGTTCAATTCGACCGCCTTCATTTTGTCTTCGGTGCTGGCGGTAGGATACCCCTTGCTGTCGACGCCGGGGCCGCCTAGCCCCATCTTGACCGTGAAAAACCCATGGGCGCGCATGGGCTTCGTCGGCTGCCATTTCCAGCGGCCTTTCGAGTAGACGAAATACCTGATGCTATCGCGCCCCATGGCGGCCGTGTTCTCAGCCCAGCTTTTCGCGAGCATCGCGCAGGCGCGGACTCGACGTCAACTCCGGGACGTCCGGAAACAGCCGCCTAAAGCGGGCGCGGCGCCAAATCATGATGGCGTCGAGTGCGAAATTGCCGGTGGTGGGATCCGCCGGAGGAAAGCCGCGGTCCAGCAATGCCGGCAGGCTGGCTTTGAACTGCGCGAGATCCTGGCCCATCACTTTGGCGGCCTCGGTCGGCGTGATGTCGCCGGGCTCAATGGTTCGAGTACGTCCCACTAAAGAAAAATCTCCATGATTTGCGAGTGTTTGGGCATGCTACGCAGCGACGACGGCGGGCAGCTTGCGACCATCTGGGGCTAGTCCGTGCTTTGCGAGCAATTCAGCCGAAGCGCGACAGCCAGTTAGGCCGGGCTCCGGACCAGCATGGCGAGACCAAACCCGCGTCCGCGCGTAGAACTTCACAGCGCTTTCAAGCTGGAATTCTTCGCCTTCGCCGCCGGCGATCGTTTGAAGCGCGGCGACGGCCGCATGATCCGACCAGCGCTGTTGGTTGAGCCAGGTGCAGGCCTGCGGAATGAACCGCGTCCCGACGTTGCCGCGCGCCTGCTCATCGCTCGCCAGCTTGCGGGCCGCGTCGATCAGCATTTGCGGATCTAGCCCGGTTTTCACCAGCGAGTTGAACCTGGTTTCCGCCGGCTTGCGCGGGTTCGGACCATCCCGGCGAGGATAGGCCTGCCAGAACTCGTCAAAGCGGGACGGTTCAGCGCTGCGCTTGGCCGCTATCGCCTCTTCAAGGTCGATTTGCCTTGGATCGCTCGCAGGTCGATCTTCGACCGACCGAGAATGATCCTCTTCCTTGGTCCTGGTCCTAGGTCCTAGGTCCGTAGCCGAAGCCTCGCGAACATTCGCGAGGGCTCGCGAATTCTCCACGAATGCCGGCAATCGAGATTTTGACGGCTTGTCAATCTTCTGATGTTCCAGCCAGTTAGTGATTTCGAGGTAGGTTGAACCCTCGACCACATACCGCCTCACCATTTCGCGCTGCTCAAGCTCATCGAGCCAGCCATCAATGAGAAAGTTCGCGTCGTCGTCGTAGGGGTAAAGAAGGCTCGCGAGCATTCGCGAGGATGCGCGAAGCCTCCCCTCATCGTCCGATAGCGTCCAAAGCTGGATGAACAGCAACCGCGCGTCACGCGAGAGCTTGCCGACGCTTTCGGACTGCGGAAACTCCGGTTTGATGGTGCGAATTCTTCCCACTAGGCCGCGGCTCCGCTCGATCGCTTGATCTTGTTCCAGCAGGTGCCGCAGAAGTAACGAAAGGCCCTGTCGCGGCTCCAGGGCATTTTGTCGGTCGCTACTTCCATCGCCTCTTGGACGTCGTGAACACTGAGCCGTTCCAAGAACGAGCGGATGCTCGCTAGGCGAGTGCGGTTGATCTCATCGTCACGAAACGCCCGCATGAAGATTTCAGCAATGAACCAAAGTTCGTCGTCACGTTGCTGCTTGCGCGTTTCTAAGCTGGCCCGATAGGGGCTGATCTGATCGGCTTTTTCCAAGGTCATCTCCGTTGGGCGCCCGGCCGGCCAAGGCACAGGACGCAGTGCTTCGCTATTCGCGAAACCGGGGCCCAACGAAGGCTTCTGGTTTTCGCATCCTCATCCCTCTGGCCAAGGGAATTCATTGTCTGAATTGGTTTGTAGGACCGCCCTAGTAAATTCTCAAAGCGTCATGCGGTGCACATTCACAGCACGCCCACAGAAATAGATCAGTGCAGCAAGCGTTGGCTCTAGCGCCGCGCGCAATGAAACGTTTCACGAAACGTTTCAACCCGCGCGGCTTCGCCAGTGCGTCTGTGGGACTTTCGAAAAGTTATCCCGAGAAATCGGAAAGTCGCTCACTTTCCGTTTCCGGAATTAACGCAGCCGGGAGATTGCTAGAGGCATGAGCATTGCTGATTTGCGCTCCCGAATGGCTGATGTGCCCGGTATCGAAACGCTCACTCTCGCGCTTTCGGCCGGCTATCAGCACCTCACCTGGGCCAATGGTGGAATGAGCGCCAGCGTCGGCGCGTTCGCTTCCGACCAGGACATAGAGGACGCAATCCGCAACGCGATGCGGCTCCCGGCCGTCTCGATCATCCCAGACCAACCGAAAGAGGAAACCATGAGCGTTACCGGCGCCGGCTATGCTGGCGGTTCATTCTCCACGCGCCTCCGCGCGATCCGTCAGAAGGTCGAGAACACCAGCACCAAGATGGACGCGGCCCTAACCAGGATGGAACAGGCCGCGGACGCTCATGACCAGCTCGCAACCGCCGTTGAAGGCGACGCTGATCGCCTCCTGGCGGACATCGGTCAATTCACCAACGGGGGCCAGTAAGTCTCCCTATGGCTCGCCCGTCCGATTACTCCCTCCAACTCGCTGCCCTGATCTGCGACCGGATGGCAGAAGGCGAAAGCCTGCGCACCATCTGCAAGGATGAGGACATGCCTGCGCGGTCGACCGTGTTCCTGTGGCTGGCGGCTCACAAAGAGTTCTCGGACCTATACGCGCGCGCGGTGGACGCTCGGGCGCACCTCCTGGCGGAAGAAATCCTTGAGATTTCGGACGATGGCCGGAACGACACTTACAAGGACGACGAGGGTAACGTGATGACCGATCACGACGTCATCGCGCGGTCGAGGCTGCGGGTCGATAGCCGGAAATGGCTGGCGGCTCGCCTGGCGCCGAGGAAGTACGGCGACAAGATCACGCAAGAGGTCACCGGCGCGGATGGCGGGCCGATCAAGTCGGAAGTCACTCGGATTGAGCTGGTCGCGGCTCCGATCCCAGCGAACCTCGGGGATGCATCATGACGCGCGGACCGCTCCACGGTGCCGCCCTTGTCCGGATCTCGACCTCGCCGGCGCGCGTCGACAACGAATTTTACGCCGTGTTCGTTCACGGCGAGATGAGGCCAATTCAATGGGCGTCCTGGTCGGCGGCGAGCGCCCATTTTCACGCTGAGTGCAGCACCGCTGACGTCAAAACAAGGGAGATCGCATGACCTTTATGCCGCGTTTCGTTGAGCCGCCTTGCATCCTCGATCGGCGCCAGCCGGTGCGGGCCGATTGGGTGTGGTTCCTGGATGACCTGGGCTATCGCCGCGGTGACGTTCGGAACACTTCCTCACGGATCGCGCTCGCACATGGCATCGCAACGTTTCGGGGGGAAGCATGAACGCATTTCGGATCGAGAAATTACCGGCCGGCGGCTTTGTCGTGTCCGCCGGGCATCCCCGGCCTGGGGAATGCGGAATGGAGCTGTTCGCATCCAGCACGATCGGCGAGGCGCTGGATTTCATGCGGCGCCAGCTTGAGCCTGCGGCGACAGATGCGGCGCCGGCGAACAAGCCGGCCGGGCCGTTTCGATATGACCGAAAGCCGCCGGCTGGCGTTGATCGTTGGTACGTCTGAGCCGGCAGTTTCCGGCGGGCTGAGACAAGGGGGACGATTTGAGCTCTACCGAACAACAGTTGCAGGATCGCGTACAGGAGCTAGAGGCGCTGCTCGGCGTCGGCAACGACGACGTTTCGCGGCTGTTGACGGTGCTCGATGCCACACCGCAGCAATGCGAAATGGTCGGGTTCATGCTCAAGCGGGCAGTTGCCGGCCGTGAGGCAATGTTCACGGTCCTATTTGGCGCTCGGCCTGAGTGCGACAAGCCGGAAATGAAGCTGATTGACGTGCAAATGGTCAAGGTACGGGCCGCGCTCGAAAAGGTCGGTATCCACGTCAACACCGAATGGGGCGCCGGCGGCTGGTCTATCACGCGATCGGACAAGGCCAAGCTCCGCGCCTTGATGGAAGGCCGCGAGCCGCCGCCGGCGTGCGCTACCAGCTTGCCGGCGCCTCGGCCTCCTACGCTGACGCCTGGCGCGCGGGAAGCGATCCGCGACCGCCGCTTGGCGTTCCTGGAGGGTGCGTGATGCTGCTTATGGCCTGCCTGTGCCTATTCAACGGTTGCCACGGGCTCGCGTTCATCGCGCTTTGCCTCTGGGGGCTGTCTGACTGATCTCTAACCCGAACCTGGAGCGTCGCCCATGTGGCCGCAAATCGTCTTTCTCTCGCTAATGGCTATCGGCTTCGGCATCTCGCTTGCTCTCTATGGCGAGAGGCGCCGCGGTACCTACAATTTCGGCTATGTGTTTGTCGTTCCGGTTTTCACGCTCTGGCTGCTCTATGAGGGCGGTTTCTTCGCAGCTATCGGCCTCGCTCCCTGAGGAAACGTTTCCTGCAACGTTGCATAACCGTTCCGCATGACACGCGATGATATCACAGCGCTAGCCTATCTGTCCGTCCTCTACGGCTGGCTTGCGCTGCTCGGTGTGCAGGCGGCTCGGCATTTCCTCGGCTACGCATGACCGCGGCTCAAATCCTCCTGCCTCCTAAGCTCGTCGATGTGTTCACCGGCGAGGCGATGTATCGCGGTGCCTTTGGTGGCCGCGGCTCGGCCAAAACGCGCTCGTTTGCCAAGATGGCGGCCGTACGCGCCATGATGTGGGCAACGGAAGGCCGCGAGGGGATCATCCTGTGCGGCCGCGAGTTCATGAATTCGCTGGCTGACAGCTCGTTGGCCGAGGTCAAGTTCGCAATTTCGTCTGAACCCTGGCTCGCCGATTTCTTCGACGTCGGCGAAACCTATGTCAGGACCAAATGCCGGCGGATATCGTTCGTGTTTGCCGGCCTTCGGCACAACCTCGAAAGCATCAAGTCAAAGGCGAAGATACTGCTTCTCTGGGTCGATGAGGCTGAACCGGTCTCGAATGATGCCTGGGACGTCACCATCCCGACCGTGCGCGAAGAGGGCGCCGAAATCTGGATCACCTGGAACCCTGACCGCAAGAAAAGCGCGACGCACAAGCGGTTCCGGGAAAGCCCGCCGGAAGGCTCGAAAATCATAGAGCTGAACTGGCGGGATAACCCGTTCTTTCCCGCGATCCTCAACAAGACGCGGCTCGATGACCAGAAAAACCGGCCCGATCAATACGATTGGGTGTGGAACGGCGGTTTCCGAACGGTGGTCGAGGGCGCGTATTACGCCAAGGGCCTGCTAGAGGCGAAAGAGCAGGGCCGCATTGCGTTCGTCCCGCGCGATCCGCTCATGCAGGTACGCGCCTATTGGGACATCGGCGGCACGGGCGCCAAGGCGGACGCAACAGCGATTTGGATTGCTCAATTCATCGGGCAGCAAATCAACGTGCTCGACTATTACGAGGCGCAAGGTCAGCCGCTCTCGGCCCATGTCGCCTGGCTGCGCGATCGGAAGTGGGACAAGGCGCTTTGCGTCCTGCCGCATGACGGCGCGGCCGGCGAAAAGGTCTTTGCGACGTCCTACGAAAGCGCGATCCGGGAAGCGGGCTTTGACGTGCTGGTAGTGCCGAACCAGGGCGCGGGCGCGGCCTCGGCGCGCATTGAGACCGGCCGGCGGCTTTTCCCGCGGATATTCTTCAACGGCGCGACGACTGAGCCGGGCCGCGATGCGCTCGGCTGGTACCACGAAAAGCGCTCGAACGATAAAGAGCGGGACATCGGGCTAGGGCCTAACCATGATTGGTCGAGCCACGGCGCCGACGCCTTCGGCCTGATGTGCATTCACTACGATCAGCCGGCCGGCGCACCGCCTCCGCGCGATCGGTACCGCGACCGACGCAGCTCGGGCGGCGGATCCTGGCAAAGCGTCTGAAAATTCATTTCCCGGCGGGTGGTAGCACCGATGCAGCGCTTTTCGCTCATCGGGGCTCACCATGTCGCTATACGGCAACGTCGATAGTCAGGTTTTCCAGAACATCGCGGCGACGCCGGCGGCCTTCGCGCTGAAAGGCGGCTGCTTCGGCGTCACGGTGCACGCCGATACCTGGGGCGGTGGCTCGGTCGACCTAAAGCGGCAAGCTGCTGACGGAACGACCTTCATTTCCGTCCTGTCGGCTCCTTTCACCGCGGACGCATACCAGGTCGTCAACATCCCGCCGGGCACCTATCAGTTGGCCGTTGCGACGGCGACCGGCGTCGATGCCGACGTGACGTCCGTGTTTTCGACCACGGGCTAGGGCGGTGCGGGCGGTCAAGAAATTCTTCGGAAGCGGCGCCTCGATGGGGCAGAGCGCGGCTGCGTTCGCGCCATCACCGGCCCCGGCCGGCTTCCATTGGGAATTTGTCACATCAAACGGCGAGCGGGTGACGGCGGCAACCGCTGGATCGCCCGCTGAACCCGTCGTTGTTCTCGTGGGGAACTGAGCATGGATTTTAATCGCGTCACTCGCCGAAAGCTGCAAGTCGTCGCCACGCGCGGCCGTGTCGCGGGTGATTACACCCAGGGCGGCGGCACGGCGACCCGGTTTGAAAGCCGGATCAAGATGCGCTCGGCGCCGGTCTACGTGCGGGACATTTGCCTTCTGTACGGCAATTTCATTGCCAACGCGACCAGCTCGGACGCTGATGCGCCGAACGACATCACGGTAGAAGCCTGCCTTGAGTCTCTGACCGGCGTTTTTGCCCGTCGCGCCTTCATGCAGGGCAATACGACCCGGCTACTCTCGGCCGGCGCGCACTATTTCATTTCGGACAAGATCGGCGCCGATCTGGCGCCCAGCACCGATTTCGCGATCCGCACCGGCGTCACCGTGAACGCCGGCCAGTTTGTGCAGTACGGCACGCTGATACTGACCACGGCGGACGCTTTCATCGAAAACACTTCGGGAACGTCGCAAATTCAGGGCACTGGCGCACTTGTGACGAATGGCGGTGTATCGGTGGCAAAGGGCTACGGCCCGCTCGCCGTGCTCGGCTATCCCCTGACGCCAACGCCGGCGGCCGTGATCCGCGGCGATAGCATCGCGGTCGGCGTGGCGGACACCAACAACAACGTAGGCGCCAACGGTTTCCTTGAGCGCGGCCTGGTCGGCGCCACGGGCGGCGCAATCCCGTTCATGAACCTGGCGCGCGCGGGTGACAGCCTCCAGGGCGAAGGCGCGATCGGCCACGGCTGGCGGCGCGATAGCCTTATGGACTTCGCCACGCACTACATTTCCGACATGGGCAACAACGACATTGCCGGCGGCGTCTCGCTCGCCAGCATGCAAACGTTGGTGCAAGCCGCCTGGAAATCGGCGAGGGCGCGCGGCCTCAAGGTCTACCATTGCACGTTGCTTCCGCGCACCACCTCAACGGACGCCTTCGCCACGGCCGCAAATCAGACCATTGTCGCCAATTACGAAAGCAGCGGCATCCGCGGCCAGTTCAACACCTGGCTGTTCACTCAGGTAGGCGTGAATATCGACGGCGTGATTGACATCAATGCAACGGTCGAGGATCCCGCCAACCTCGGGAAGTGGCTGACGGCGGGCGGCCCGTATACCGGCGACGGAACGCACCCGAACGCCGCTGGCAACCTGCTCGCTGTCCCGGCCGTCTCCGCGGTGGTCAACACCTGGAAGTAACGCGCGCCGGGAAAATCATTTCCGGCCCGATGGTAGCACCGAAGATCAATCCAAACGGATGATTTTTGATGCTGAACGACGCGGGCGGCTACGGGCAGGGCGAAGAGGGCGAGCGCGAGGCGCCGGCCGATGCCGAGCAGACTTTCCAGAAGCTCCAGAAGTGGTGCAAGCTGGATTTCAACAGCAAGGGCCAAGTCCGCTGGCGCACCGATGCCCGCGAGGATTTCGACTTTGAGGCCGGCGAGCAGCTAACCGAGGATGACAAGTCGATTTTGAAGGACGCCAAGCGTCCTATCGTCATTTTTAACCGCGTCGGGCCCGTGATTGACAGCGTGGCAGGACAAGAGGTCGGCAACCGGCAGGAAGTCCAATATCTGCCGCGCTCCGAGGGTGACGTCAAAGTCAATGAGATCCTGACGGCCGCGGCGAAGTGGTTTCGGCAACAGTGCGACGCCGAGGACGAGGAAAGCGACGCTTTCCGCGACATGGTTGTTTGCGGCATGGGGTGGACTGAAACCCTGCTGGATTACGAGGACAATCCCGAGGGCGATCCCAAGATTGAGCGGCGCGACCCGCTCGAAATGGTCTGGGATAGCGGCGCATCGAAGCGGAACCTAAAGGACATGCGCCGGGTGTTTCACATCCGCCGCGGCGTCCCGCTCGATGAGGCCAAGGCGCTTTGCCCTGGTGATCCCGATCGGCCGTTTGAGGACTGCGATTATCACGCCTCATGGGTCGATAGCGTCGGCGAGAAGGACGAGGACAAGCCGCACGAAAACAACAATCGTTTCTATGACAAGGGCGACACTAACAACGGCGAGGACGGCGACGAGGGCGTTACGCTGGTCCGCGCTCAGTGGTGGGAGCGCGTCCCGGTCTACCTGGTGGCTGATCCGACCAATCCTGACAACATCCTGACGCTCGACAAGGACGATTTCGAGCAGTTGAGCGCAAAGGCGAAGCTCGCCGGCGGCGCGCTGCGCTTCACCAAGTCGACGCGCAAGGTCTACCGGCAAGCCTATCTCGGATCGCGCACCAGGCCGAAAAAGGTATTCCGGTTGCGATCGCGCTTGCCGGTCATGCCGCGCGATGAAGGATCCGGCGCGCTGGTCGAATAAATGGATGTCGCAGACCATGCACATCATGAACACGACCGCGAAGGGCGGAATTGCTGCAGAGCGCGGCCAGTTCTTCGACAATGACGCCGACGGCGAGGCTTCATGGGCGAAGCAAGACACGGTTACGATGCTCAAGCCCGGCGCGCTGTCGGGCGCCGCTCCTAAGTTCGTCGTCAAGCCAACCTCACAGTTCCCGCAATCGTCTTTCGAGCTGATGCAGTACGCGGTCTCATCGCTGCCGCAGGTTACGGGCGTGAACGCGGAAGCGCTCGGCATGTCGCCGGTGGGTGACCAGGCGGCGCGGCTCGATCTCCAGCGCAAGCAATCGGCTCTGACCATCCTCCAGCCGCTGTTCGATGGGCTCCGACGCTACCGGAAGTCACAGGGCCGGCTCATGCTGTACCTGATCGAGCATTACCTTTCGGATGGTCGCCTCATCAAGATCGAGGGCGAGGAAAACGCGCAATATGTGCCGCTGGTCAAAGACCAAGTGTTCGGCAACAAGTCCGAGTATGACGTCATCGTTGACGAAAGCCCGACCTCGGCGAACCAGAAGGAACAGACCTGGGCCATTCTGCAACAGCTCTTGCCCGTCATCGGCAAGATGCTCCCGCCGGCAACCTGGATGGCGCTGCTCAAGTATTCGCCGCTCCCGATGTCAGCACAAAAGGACATCGGAGACAGCATCAAGGAAAGCCAGTCCCAGCCCGATCCGGAGCAGCAAAAGCGCGACGCCGAATTGAAGCTAGAGAACGACAAGGCGCAGGCGAAAATCGCCAACGACAAGCAGGCCTCGGACGCCAAAGTCCAGACCATGCAGCAGGAAAGCGCGGCAAAGATGAAGCTCGCCGCGGATGAAGCGCAGCATAGCGCCATGCTCAAGGCTTTGACCGCGCCTCCCGCGGTCGACCCAGCGACCGGCCAGCCCGTGCAGGGCTCGGGCGGCGGTGACACGGCCGCGCTGATTATGGCCTTCATGCAGGAAATGCGGCGCGACATGAACACGCTCGCGACCGCCTTCAACACGCCGAAAAAGCTGATCCGCGATCCGCAGACCGGCGAAATCGTCGGCATCGCACCCGTAGGGACCAACTAAATGGCCGCTTTCAACAAGTTCAACGTTTTCATGGGTGACCTTGGCAGCAAGGTTCACAACCTGACCGCCGATGCGCTGAAAATCCTGCTTTCGGACGTCGCGCCGGTGGCAACCAACACGGTCAAAGCGAACCTCACGGAAATTGCCGCGGGCAATGGCTACACGGCCGGCGGCGGCGCTGCCTCGTTCACGTCCTGGTCGCAAGTCGCTGGCGTGTGGAAGCTGGTTTTGAACCCGGTCCTGTTCACGGCGACCGGCGGCAATATCGCGCAGTTTCGCTATGCCGTTCTCTACAATTCGACGCCTGGCGCTGGCCCGCTGATCGGGTTTTGGGACTACGGCGCCGAAGTCAACCTCACCAACGGTAATAGCTTCACCGTTCAACTCGACACCACTAACGGCGTGTTCACGCTCACCTGATGGCAAGCTCATTCCTAGACGTCTGTCGCTTCAATCCGACCGCTGGCGGTACTACGGATTGGACCTATTCTAGCGCGGTCACGGGCTATCAAAGCCCGGCTGCGGCTGGCGCTGTCAACGGCGCGGCCTACAGCTATCGGGCCGAAAGCTCCGATCTGTCCCAATGGGAGATCGGAACTGGCACCTACAACACGTCGACCGGCGTTCTGACGCGCGGCGCGGTTCTGTTCAACTCGGCCGGCACGACCGCGAAAATCAACTTCTCGGCCGCGCCACAGGTCGCGATCGTAGCGCTTGCCGAGGACATCAGGGCGTTCAAGGTCTCGATCGACCAGGGCAATATTCCGCAAACGGCGAATTTCGATATCGCGCTTCCGGCCGGTTACGATGAAATCGAAATTGAACTGTACGGCTTTGGGTGTACGGTCTCAGGCTCGGGCCTGGTCATGCTGGTGTCGACCGATGGAACGACGTTCCCAACAGCCAACTACAGTTACACCGGGCGGTTCACGACGACCGCGGACACGACCTATCATGCTTTCGTGAGCACGTCGGCGGCCAATATCCTCTCAAGTCTGACGTTTCCCGTTGGTGGCATGTCCACTCTTCGCGTGAAAGTGCAGAGGCCCGACGATACGACGACCCACAAGGTTATCATGGGTCGCCTTGAACAGGCGGACGCCAATGGCTTCCCGGCCGAATTGAGCGTAGCGGGAATGTATCTTGGCTCCGCTTCCGCTCTGCAAAAGCTTCGCGTGAATTGGAGCGGCGGCACGAGCCCGGCCTTTGCCGCCGGTGGCACTTACGCCGTGTGGGGCGTAAAAAAAAAGTCGTAGATCCTTCGCCCTTCTATTTCTTGAATGGCTTTGGGATCGACGGCAGTTACGACCTCTACAGGTTCGATCGCTTTGGGTTCGCCAATCCACCGAACGCCGTGATTGGTCCGCTGGCCGGGAACGCAGGTTCCGGCATAACCCTTGTGGCGCAGCCTTCCGCCGTCAAGTTGAGCGATCGTATTCGCGTTTTCGCGACCCGCTTCAACGGCACTCTTTGGACGGATATCGCCTATTGGGACAGCTTCGACGGCGGCGTGACGTTCGGGGCCGCGACGTCGGTCATTACGGCGGCGTCCATCGGAGCGACATTCGGCCTGGTCGACGCAACCTTGTACGTGGTGCCCGGTGATGCAACGCCGTTCAAGATGATCTTCGGTATCCGGGCATCCAACGGCGTGCCAGCGACGCTAACGCTTGCGACGAGCGCGAATTGCGCCAGTTGGACGGTGCAAGGAACCGTGTTCACAAAGGGTGCAGACACCTGGCAGGTCGGCGGCATTGTCCCGAGCTACGTCTATAAGCGCCCGAATGGGAATTGGGCCGTGATGCTCAACACCTACAACGCATCGCTCGCGCAAGCCGCTGCGGCCTTTGCGGAGGCAACTTCGCCAAACGGCCCGTTTGGCGCTGCGACGCTCATTGCATCGCCGTTCACAACGCAGGTTGGAACGCTGACGGGGACCGCCGGGCAGAACACCGGGACGAGCAGCCTAACCGTGCGTCTGAACGAGCCGTATCTGGTCTACAAGTCCGGCGACCAGGCCGCCAACATCGTCACGCCGATTGCGCAGGCCGGAACGACGATCACTTTCGATCTGCCGCTACCTGCGACGGTCTCCGGGGTTGAATTCGCGCACGTCGCAGCCAACACGATTGACCCATCTCTGATCACCGAGAACGCCGATGGATCGTGCACCGGCATATTTACCACCTACAAGGCGTTTTCTGACGTGCTCTGCGAGTACACGGTTTCAATGAGCGCGCCGGCGCTCGCTGGAACGTGGTCGATTACCTCGGGGAAGGTCGTTTTTCAGCCGACCGGAACCGGAAATCACCATATCAATTCGACCGAAAACCCGGCTCCAATCATCGACGCAAGCGGGATAATTTAGGGCATGTCTCTTCTCGGTTTCGACGCGATCGGCCGGCTTGCCCTCGGGCAGGTCCGGCAAAATGGTCCGGTCAATATCAGCCTGCCGGCGGCGCCGGGCAGTTTCGCGCTCGCCGGTGTCGCGATCACGTTCAAGGCGGTCGAGGCTGTCACGGTCGGCGGCTACGTCCTGGCCGGGGTCTCGGCGCCGGGCGCGATCGTCGAGGCGACCGCGGCCGGGGCTTTCACGCTCTCGCTAAAATCAGCGGTGCTCAATCCGGCGCTAAACGCCGCGCCGGGCGCGTTCACTCTCACGGGCCGGCCGGCAAATGAGCCCGTGGTTGAGGATGCCGACCCGGGCGCTTTCGTTTTGACGGGCAATGACGCGCCGCTGGTCCGCACTGGCTATGACTATGAAGTCCAACAGGGCGGCATCGGCCATTTCCTCGAGGAAATGGAGCGCGCGCGCCAACTCCAGCGCATCACGCGCAATCCGGGTGCGCCGATCGACCGCCGATCTCGGCCTCGTTTCCAGTCCATAGGGAGGCCGCTGGTTGCGCCTCCAGCGCCCGGCCCGGATATGCAGGCGATCGAGCGCCAGCGCATGGCGGCCCAAATGGCGGCCTCGGCTGCACAGAAAAAGCGGCGGGACGAGGAAGCGCTCTTACTTCTCGCTTGCTAGGTGCGGATAACGCTTGATCCGCGCGCACGGCGTTTCCCGTGTTCTCTGAGGCGGCAGCACCGCCAGAAAGCGACCAATGACCGATTTTGAAACGACGGAAGGCACTGGCGGCCCGTCACTCTCGGCGGATGAAGAGGCTTTTTTTTCGAGCGGCGGCGAAAAGGAGATCCCGACCGGCGATGGCGGCGGGTCCGATGCTGGCGGCGTCGCTGGCGGTGGCGACGACGGCGCGGGAAAGCCCGCCGGTGGTGAGGCCAAGCCCGGCGACAGCACGCCGAAAAACGATCACGTTCCGCTCGCAACCTTCCTGGAAGAGAAGAAAGCCCGCAAGGAGATCGACCGGCAGTTTCGCGAGACGCAGCAGCAGCTCGCCGAGCTGAAAGGCAAATTCGCGATCATCGACCGGCTAAAGCTCGCCGGCGCGGATCCCGGCACCGAGCAGCCGGCCGCGCCTCCGACGCCCGAAGAGGACATTTTCGGCGCCGTGAAGCATGTCGGCGAGACGGTCGCCCAGATGCAAAAGCGGCTCGATGACCAGGCCGCGGCCGAAAAGACGGCGCGGGAGACTGCGGCGGCTCAGACCGAATTCGTAAATCGTTACCGCAACGACGCGGAAACGTTTCAAAAGACGAACGCGGATTATCGAACCGCTTATGACTTCCTCCTACAGTCACGCGCAGCCGAGTTGCAGGCGATCGGATACGACACTCCGGAAGCTCTGCACCAGGCTTTGATCGCTGATGAAGCGGCTATTGCGGAAATGGCGTTCGCTAAGGGCAAGAGCCCGGCCGAAATGCTGTATTCGCTGGCGAAGCAGCGAGGTTACAAGGCGGCCGCGGCTGATCCCTCCAAGGGCAAGGCGGCGGAAAAGCTCGATACCATCGAGCGAGGGCAGGCGGCCAATAAGAGCCTGTCCAGTGCTGGCGGCAACGCAGGCGACGCGGATATGACCGCGGAGGCTTTGATTGCGATGCCGGCGGAAGAGTTCGAGGCCTGGTGCAACAAAAACCCGGCCAAGGCGAAACGCCTGTTCGGCGGCTGATCGCCTCTAGTGAGTGAGTAAAGGCCCGCGGAGCCTCAATCCGTTTTCGAGTGGCGCCCGTCATCGCGCCACGCCTCCACCGAAGGCGGGAAATCTCGGTGTTGCGCTCGATCGCGGCGGCTCGCGGTCAAAACCCAGCACCGAGAACCCCCCTTTTTAGAGGCTCGAAATGTCCGTCACTTCCTATGGTATCAACGACACGCTTTCGAACAAGCTTTGGGCGAAAAAGCTCAACGTCGAAGCGCTGAAACAGACCTATTTCGGCAAGTTCATGGGCGAGGCTTCCTCGAACATGATCCAGCTCAAGACCGACTTCGAAAAGTCGGCCGGCGACGAGCTGACCATCGGTCTCCGCGTCCAGCTCAAGGGCGATGGCACCACCGAGGGCCAGACCTTGCAGGGCAACGAAGAGGCTCTGTCCACCTACTCGGACAAGTTCAAGATCAACGAGCTGGCGCATGCCGTCCGTGTTCGCAACAAGAACACCATCGACGCCCAGCGCGTGCCCTTCAACCTGCGCAGCGAGAGCAAGGACGGTCTGAACGACTGGTTTTCCGATCGCTTTGACACCTGCATGGCGAACCACCTGACCGGCAATACGCTGGTCGTGGATCCCCGGTTCTCGGGTAACAACGCGATCACGGCGCCGACCAATATCGTCCGCAAGGGCGCCGCGACCGACGACGCGACCATCAACGCAGACACCACCGCGACGTTCAATCTCGGCATCATTGATGCTTGGGTCGAGCGCGCTGGCGTGGCCTCGCCGCTCGTCCGCCCGATCATGGTTGGCGGCGAAAAGAAGTTCCTGGCATTCCTCCACGACTTCCAGGTGACCGACCTCCGCACCAACACCAACTCGGGCCAGTGGCTCGACATCCAGAAGGCCGCGCTTGCCGGCGGCATCGGCTCTAAGTCGCCGATCTATACCGGTGCGCTCGGTGAGTACAACAACACCATCCTGCACAAGTGGAACCGCCTGCCGATGGGCATCTCCAACGCTGGCGTGCAGCAGACCAGCACTCGCCGGGCCGTGTTCTGCGGTGCGCAGGCGGCTGCGGTCGGCTTCGGCAAGGAGTTTTCGAAGGGCTCGCACTTCAAGTGGGTTGAAGAGCTATTCGATTACGAGCGCGAGCTTGGCGTTTCCGCACAGACCGTGTGGGGCATCAAGAAGAGCGTTTTCAACGGCAACGACTTCGCGGCCCTGGTCGCCACCACCTACGCCGTCGCGCACTAAGCGCGGCGGTACCACCTTTCCCGAAACCTAAAGAAGGCTTGGCGACATGACGACCAACACCCTGGGGACCACGGCCCGCAAAAATGCCGCGCAGATGGTCCACTATCTGCGCTTCGCGGTGAATTTCAACGATGCCGGCATTGCTGCCGGCGTCCGGAAACAGACGCTCCCGGCCGGTGCGCTTATCATCGGCACGGATATCCACGTTGGAACGGCCTTCAACGCTGCGACCACCAACGTTTTGACGGTGGGCTCGGCCGCGGGCTCGAATGCCGACATTATCAGCGGCGCGGCGGCCAACGAGGGCGCTACCGGCCTGACCCAGAATATCGCTCCGTCCGGTGCCATGCTCGGCCCGATCGCCGCCGATACTCCTGTGTTCGTCCAGTACACCCAGACCGGCACCGCGGCGACCGCAGGTCAAGCAACCGTCGTTATCAAGTACATTCCGAACAACGATCTCTGATCGGTGGACGTTTGGCTGCACTACGCGGGCGCGGCGCTGGTTCTAAACGAGCCGGCGCCGCTTCCGTCTCCTGTCATCTATCAGCGCCCGGCGGTGGACTATGGCGAACTATTTGGACCTCCAAACCAGGATCGCGGGCGATCTGACGCGCGACGATCTCGGAAGCCAAATAAGGGACGCGATCGGCGACGCGATCAAAAACTACGAAACTGACCGCTTTTATTTCAACGTCACGCGCTCCAAGACGTTTCAAACCGTCGCGTTGCAGTCGGCCTATACCGGCGCCGATCTCGCCGAAATCCCCAACATCATCCGGATTGATCACCTGTTCTTGCGGGACACGGTGTCGACCTATGAGCTGGAGCGATACGAGCCCGACGAATTCGAGTGGTTGCAGGGCAACAACACGGGGCCCGGCAAGCCCAACGTGTTCACCTACATCGACGGCCAAATCATGCTCTGGCCGGTGCCGATCACGGTCTACACGATCCGGCCGCACATGCATTACCGCTTGCCGGCGCTCTCGGCGGACACGGACAGCAACGCATGGACGAACGACGCGGAACAGCTCATCCGCAGCCATGCGAAATTGCTGCTCTACACCGACCTCATCGAGGACACGGACGGCATGCAGCGGATGCAAATCAAAATCCCGGCGCTAAAGGGGAAGCTCGATTATGAGACCTCTGCGCGCACCGCAACGGGCAAGATCTGCGGGACGTGCTTCTGATGCCGCTCATTCCCTTCGGAGAGTACAAGCCCGACCTGTCCGACTATGAGGCGCAAACCGGCCGCAACGTGCTGAACGTGGTGCCGCGCGGCGATGGCTACGGGCCGTTTCCAAGCCTGGCCGCTATGTCTCAATCGCTCGGCGATCAATGCCGCGGCGCGTTCGCGGCCTACAAAACGGACGGCTCGGTGGTGGTGTTCGCCGCGACCGCCGGCGACCTCTGGAAGATGGATAACACCACCTATGCGTGGTCGAAAGTGTCGCTCGGCGGCGGCCCTTATGCCTCGATCTCGGCCAACGATAGTTGGCAGTTCGTCCAGTTCAACAACCTGGTGATTGCGGTGCAGTCGAACGTTGCACCGCAGGTTTTCGATATTTCGAGTTCTACGGCCTTTGCGAACCTCGCCGGCAGTCCGCCGCAGGCGCGCTATATCGACGTCGTAGGCCGGTTCGTAGTGCTGGGCGGCCTTCTCTCCAATCCGAACCGCGTCCAGTGGTCCGGCCTCAATGATGTGAACGGCGCGAATTCATGGACGCCTGGCATCAACTCGGCTGACTTCCAGGATCTCGCGGACGGCGGCTTTTGCCGTGGCATCGCCGGCGGCGAAACCGGCGTCATCCTCCAAGACAGCATCATCCGGCGCATGATCTACCTGCCGGGCGATCCGCGCGTGTTCCAAATCCAGAAGATCGCCGAAGGGCTCGGCATCTACGGGCCGTCGAGCCTTGTTCGCTCCGGATCCAGCATCTTTTTTTACTCGTTGAAGGGCTTTCACCGGATCGACCCCGGCGGGGTACCGGTGCCGATCGGCCGCGAGCGCGTCGACCGCACGTTTTCGGATGATCTCGACGCGACCAACCCGCAACTCTTCCAAGGCTTCTCCGATCCACGCAGCTCGCGCGTGATCTGGGCCTATAAGTCGGTCAACGGCGTGGTCAACCAATTCGACAAGGCGCTTTGCTACGATCAGGTTTTAGACAAGTTCACGCCGCTGCAAGTCTCGGGCGAGTTCCTATTCAGGATGGGGCAACCCGGCATCACGCTTGAGGCTGTTGATACGCTGATCGGCTCGAACCTAGATGCAATCGTCCAGTCGTTTGACAACCTGTCAACGGTCATTGTTCCGGAACTGGCGGCGTTCTCAATCGACCACAAGGCATCGTTTTTCCGCGGGCCGAACCTTGAAGCAACGCTTGAGACCGCCGAACAGGGAACGGACGGCCGCCGGGTAAAGCTCAAGATCGGTTTTCGGCCGGTTTCGGATGCGCCGGCCGTCTTTGGCTCGGCGTCGCGGCGCGAAAACCTGCAAGCGGTTGCGCAAGCCGGCGTTGAAAAGCTGGTCAATGCAGTGACCGGCATTTGCAACATGCTTTTGGACACTCGTTATAGCCGTTTCCGATGCCGGATCCCCGCTGGCTCGGTGTGGACGTTCATCAACGGGGTTGAGCCGGTCGACCTGGCGGCAAAGGGCAAGCGATGACGGTCTTTGTCCCCGATACCAACGAAAAAGACCTCTCAATATATGCGCTCTCGCTCCAGCAATTGGCGTCCGGCCGGTCGAACGCGACGGGCTCGGTGACGCTCGCCGCCGGCGTGACGTCTACGACGGTTTCAGCGGCCAACTGTGCGCCCGGGAGCGCGGTTTTCCTCTTCCCACGAACTGCTAACGCCGCGGCGGCATTGTCGGGAACGTTCGTTGGGACTGTCGGCAAGCAGTCTTTCACGATCACGCACGCCAGCAACGCTCAAACGGATCGAACCTTCTTTTATGTCTGCCTTGGCTGATCTTATCTGCGTCCCGCCGCAGCGCGTCCGTGAAATCTGGCCGCGCGTCGAGGCGATGCTTGGGCGCGCGGTGCTGCGCACCGATCTGAGCCACACCGCGGACATTGCGCGCGACGTCCTGGAGGGTGACGGCCTTTTGTGGCTGGCGATCGACGGCGAGAAGATCGAGGCCGCGGCGATCACGCTCCTTGTGCACACCGATCGGCATTTGGTCTGCCTGATTACCGCGCTCGGCGGCGAAAACCGGGATCGCTGGGTGCCGCTGCTCTCGCAAATCGAGGATTGGGCGAGGGCCGAAGGCGCCAAGCGGCTGCGGCTGATGGGCCGCGCCGGCTGGGCGCGCGTCCTGAAAGGCTACCACGTTTCTAATATCGTCATGGAAAGGGCGCTCTGATGGGCGGCACGTCGACCACCAAGCAAACCCAGACGCAATCGCTGTCGCCCTATGATCCGGCGTCGGGCGCGCTGACTGGCCTCCTGGGCGGCTTGACCAACCTGGCTGGCTCGGCCGGGAGCCCCACGACGGCGCAAACGGGCGCGCTCAATTCGATCGAGGCGAACGCGAACAACAACCCGTTTTCCTCGCCGATCACGTCGGGGACGCTCGGCCTGCTCAATGGCGGCGGCGCGACCAGGTACGATCCGGCTATCACCGCGAACCTTGGCACCCTCGCGAACGGCATTCTCGGGCAGACCGCGAGCGGCGCGAACATCGGCAACAATCCCGCGCTGAAAGCCCAGCTCGATCAGATCACGACGGACGTCACCAACCAGACGAACGGGGCATGGGCCGCGGCTGGCCGCGACGGCTCTCCAGGAAACACTCAGGCGCTCGCGCGCGGCATCGCCTCGGGCGTCGCGCCGGTCATTGCCGCTCAGTACAACACGGACACGACGAACGCGCTCAATGCCGCGAATACGCTCTACGGCGCCGGAAACACGACTTACGGCATGCTGAACGCCAACAATGCGAACGCAAACACCAATTTCACCAACGGTGTAGGCGCCTCGGGAACGGCTCTCGATAACCAGAATTGGGGCGCCAACGCGACCCTTGCGGCGGAAGCGCAGCGGTTCGGAATTCCGGCCTCGCAGCTTACGACGCTGCTAGGCGCCGTCGCGCCGGTGGCCGCGCAGTTCGGCACGCAATCCGGGCAGTCGACGGGCCAAAGCACGATGTCGGGCGCGCAGCAGTTCGCCACGATCGCGGGCGGCATCGGCTCGCTGTGGCCGAAGGGTAATATTTCTTTCGGGAGTTAATTGAATGCCGGGCCTTCTCGATCTTCTCACGGGGCAAACTGGTCCCTGGAGCCTGCTTTATCCGGATCGGCTACCGATCACGGATGTGAACCAATCGAGCCCGCTTGATAGCGCGGCTTGGCCGTCAGGTCCGATCGGAGCGCCAACGGCCGCAAACGCTGCGCCCGTGACGGCGCCTGCCAATATCCCGGCGGCGTGGAACGCGCTCTATCCGTCGCCGGTGCCCGGCGCGCTCCCTCTGTCGAAGGGCCAAGCGCCGAATTCGACGGATGCGGCGGCCTATGGCTCGCTCGGTGTAGACCCTTCCGCACTGGCGATGCCGACGCCTCCTGTTGATCCCTTCGCGCCGAAACCGCAAGCGGCGCCGATCGCGCCGGCCGATGGCTTCGGCAAGGGTGCGGTTCCGTTTAGCTTCGCGGGCCCTGGCTCGAACGTTGTCAATCCGTCGCAGATCATGCGGCCGGCGCCCCCGGTGGCCGCGCCCGTTGCGGCCGCAACTCCCACGGATGCATCATCGCGCAACCGCGCGCCGGACGATTTTATTCCGGTTGGGAATTACCAGATGCCGGCTTTCCGCGGCGGTGCGCCGGCTCTCGCTGCGGTCGCGGATGACGAGGAAAGCGCGCCGGCAGCTGCTCCAGCTGCTCGCGCGCCGATCGCAGCTGCTCCCGCTGCGCCGGCCTCGGCGCCGTTCTCTCTGGCCGGTGCTGGCGCTGGTGTCGGCGATCGGTTCGGGAAGGCAACGCGCGGCTTCCTCGGCAATCTCGGAAACGGGCCTATTGGCGCGCTGGCCGGCGGCCTTGGCGCGCTCATCACCGGGCAGAACACGGATCCATCCTCGATCGCCGCGGAGCAGAACAGCTTGACGGCTCAAGCCCTGCTGAAAAAGGGCGCATCGGCGGCCGAAGTGCAGGCCGCGCGCTACAATCCGGCGCTGCAAAAGGCGCTCATCGACCAGTATTACGGCAAGGACAAATGGGCTGTGGTGCAGGTCGGAGAGGATGGCGACGGCCGCAAGCAGTTCATGCAGCAAAACCAGGTCGACGGCACGTTGCGGCCGATCGCGGGCGCGTCTGTGGGCGCGGGTGGCGGCGCGAGCGATACTGTCACGGGGCCTGATGGCAAGCCGATCCAGATCCCGCCGGGCCTCACTGGCGCGGCTCGCAAGGAGTTCGTCAAGCGTGTGGCCGAGGCCTCGGCGGACGCGGCGACCGGCAAACAGAATGGAGAGCAAGCCAAATCGGCAAAATTTGCCACGATCGCAACGCAGGCCGATAGCGTCATCAAGCAACTAGAAGCGCAGGGGCAAAGCGTATGGGGGCCGATTTCCGACAAGCTTCCATTGGGCAGCGCCTATCTCCAATCGCCTGAATATCAGAAGTACAAGGCCGCAAAGGAAGCGTTCTTGGGCGCCCATCTTCGCGACGTTTCCGGCGCCGCGATCGGCTCAAATGAATATGTCCGCGCCGAAAAGACGTTCTTTCCGCAGCCTGGCGAGGGTCCGGAAGTTGTGGCGCAAAAAGCGGCGCTCCGGGCTCAACTGTTGCATGAAATGGGCCGGTCCGCCGGGCTTGGCTACAAGCCGCCGGCGGCGCCGGCGGCGAGCGGCAAGACTTCAAGCGGCGTTTCCTGGAGCGTGAACTAAATGGCTGTTCTCACGATCGGCGACAAGTCGGTGACGGTTGGCGACGAGTTCTTGAAGCTCTCGCCTGACCAGCAAAACGCGACGGTTGAGGAAATCGCGGGCTCGATCGGTGCGAAGGCGCCGGCGCCGGCCGCACCGCCGGCGGCTCCCGTCACGCTCAACAACGTTGCGCGCTCGGCCGCGACCGGCGTCCCGATCATCGGTGGCGCGCTGAACAAGCTCGATGCTGCGACGAATGCCGCGCTCGCGCCGCTGCTCAATCGGTTCTTTGATGAAAAGGACCAGCTCTCGGAAGCAACGTTTTCGGAACGTTACGCGCATTCGCTGCGCGACCAGGAGGGCGCGGACAAGAAATTTGGGGCAGAGCATCCGATTGTTGACACGGCGGCCCAGCTCGCCGGCGGTGTCGCCTCGATGGCGCCGGCGGTCACGGCGGCTCCGAAGGCCTTCGGCGTCTCGGGCTCGCTCTGGCAAATGGCAAGGAATGGGGCGCTCTCTGGCGCGGCTCTGTCCGGCGCTGATGCAGCGGTGCGAGGGGAAGATATTGCCCCGGCGGCGGGTATCGGTGGCTTCATCGGCGGCGCTGCCGGTCCGGTCGGTAAGGGCGTCGGCAAGGTGATTGCCGCGGTCGCTGATCGCTTCAATCCGGCGGCGGCGACGCCTCGGAACGTCGTCAACGTTGGCGGCGTCGATGTGCCGCTGTCGCAGTCGCAGCTCACGCAAAACCCTGCGCTCTCGGCAGAGGAGCAGGTTTTGCTTCGCGGTGGTCGCGGCGAGCCGGCCCAGGCGCGCGCGCAGTCGTTCAAGGATCTTCAAGACGAGCGGGTAGGGCAGGCAAGCGACCAAATCGCCGCCGGCCTCGATCCGACCGGCGCCGCGGCGCGCACCACGCCGAACGAGGCCGCGGAGCGGGTCGCGGCCGAATTGATCGCGCAGGAACAGGCGCAGCAAGCGGCCGCGGCTGGCGTTCATGCCGGGCCGATGTCGCCAGCGCAACAGGGCGAAGATCTGGCGCGTGCGCTAGGGCCTGCCGGCTCGACCACCGACCAGGCAGAGCGGATCGCCGCGGAATTGCTTTCGCAGGAACAGGCGCGTCAAGCGGCTGAGGTCGCAAACCGCGCGGCGGTCGCGCACGAAGGCGGCGACTTGGCCCGCACCCTGACGGGAAGCCGGAACGTGCTCGCGCCATTCGACGCGGCGGAAAGCCTCTCGGATCGCTTCGCTGCCGCCCGTAATGCGGCCAAGGATGACTGTCGCGGGAAATATGCGGCAGTCGACGCGGCGCCGGGCGAATTTGCGCCGGGCTCGGCCGGCGGTTTCGGCAACGACGTTCAACAGGGCTTGCGCTCGGCGGCGGTTTCGCTCGATCGGACCAACACGCCGAAGGCGCTGAACGCGCTTCGCGTCATTGATGAGCATTTGAACGGGGTGGCGCCGGGACAGCCTCGCGAATTGCCGGGTGTCTCTCCGACGCACGCGCAGGACGTCGCGGACATTCGCGCGAAATTCGGTGATGACGTCGCCGCGGCTTACGATCGGCAGAAAGCCTCGGCGGACGTTCCGATTATGACGCAGCTCCCAGACGGATTGACGTCAATTACCGGCGTCGACTGGCGGAACGACATTCCCGGCGGTCGGCAGTCGCCAAAGGCGCAAAGCCTGCTCGAATTCATCGCCTCAAAGGGCGGCTTGGGGCCTGATGCTGAGCTTGAGGCGATCGGCGGCCACGGCCACACGGTCAACGTCGAGGGCGTCGGGCGCCGCAAGCTGGTTCGGCAAGGCGGCTGGCCGCTCGATTACGCGCGCGAGGCGGCAGAGGAAGCCGGCTATCTGAGCGGCAACCACAACGGGACTTCAACCGTCAGCGATCTGCTCGACGCGATAGACGCGGAAATGCGCGGCCAAAAGCGCTATCCGGCCGGTTTCGAGGGCCACATCGGCAAGCGCGAGGTCGTCGCGCGTTCGGAGCGCGAGCAGCACGAATTTGACGCGCACATGCGCGGCCTCGAGGATGATCTGGCCGCGGCCGGTCATGGCGAATTGGGTCCGGAGGTCAAGAGCCGCGCCATTCGCCTGATGGCTGATGAAGGCATGGGCGCCGACGACGCGGTAGAGCGCGCCCTGCACCGTCTGGAGCAAGAGGACGCGGCGCGCGCGGCGGTGCGCGGCTCTGACTTCCCGGGCGATCGGGCGCCAGCTGCGGCGGCGCCGCAAGCCGGCTCGGGCTTCACTATGCGGGATGTCGAACAGGTCCGAAAGCAGATTTCGACGCTGTACGGCGATGCGCGCCGGGCGATGCTCGGCGGCGGCTCGGGCTCGGATCTTCACGCGCTGGAGCATATCCGCGACCAATTCGAGGCGCGGGTAGAAAAGATGATCGCCGAAGGCAAGTTCTCCGGTGACGGGCCGGCGGTCTTGAAGATGCAGCAAGAGGCGCGCGCGGCCTTCGCGGACTACAAGCAGAAATTCGCGAAACGCGGCGCCGGTGATGAGGTCGGCGCGGCCGTCGAAAAAATTCTGGGGAAATTCTCCGATACGAAGGCCACGCCGGACACGATCGTAAAGCTTGCCTATGGTTCGGGCTCGGTGCCCGGCGGTCAAATGCCGGTGCAAATCGCGCAGCGGATCGAGCGGATTTTCGGCCGCAACTCGGAAGAGTTCGCGACCTATAAGCAGGGCCTTTTCGCGCAACTGATGGCCGGCGAGCCTGAGAATGCGGCGGCGAGGATTGACGAGTTCCTGACTGGTACAAAGGGCCGGCTCCTGGCGCAAACCGTGTTCGGTGCTGACGAGCGCGCGGGCATGGCGGGCTATGCGGAACGGTTGCGCTCCACGGTGCCCGGCGAGGCGAGCCCGACGCCTTCTGCGAACAAGATCCTCCGCGATCTCATGGGCGCGAATGGTGCCGGAACGGGCGTCAATGCGCCGGCGACCGCGCAAGAGCTGAAACAGCGGCTTTCGCCGGAAGGCTGGAGCCGGGTCAAGACGATGGCCTTTCGCGAGTTGACGCAGGGCGACCCGGCGGACGCCGCCGCTCGAATGGATGCGTTTCTGCACAGTTCAAATAGCAATGTGCTGGCTCAGACGATGTTTTCGCCCGGTGAGCAGAAATCACTCGCTGCCTATGCGGAACGGTTGCGCTCGAACAGTGCGAAGATTGAGCCAGAAACCGGCCCGGCGGCTGCGGCACTGCGGCGCTACAGCGGCGCCGACGGCGCGCCGGCGGTGTCCTCGAACAAGATCGTCAACGATCTGATGGGCGCTACCGGCAAGGGCAACGGCGTCAACGCGCCGCTGATCGCCTCGGCGCTGAAACAGCGGCTTTCGCCGGAAGGGTGGACTTCGCTGCGGCAAGGCGTGTGGGAAAAGCTCACGAACGCCGGCGAGGGGAAAATTCAGTACGAGGCGCAAGCGCTCTCGCAACGGCTGCACGAATTCTTGAACGGCTCGGGCTCGCAGCTCGCCGGCGTGCTCTATTCCGACCAGGAACGCGCGCTGATGAAACAGCTTGCGGCTGTCTATAAGCAGATGATCCCCGTCAAGGGTACCACGAACCCGTCAGGGACGGCGCCGATGCTGGCAAGGATCGCCAACGGTGCGCGATCGTCGCTGTTACCGCTGCTCGGCTTCAACGCTGGCGGCCTTCCTGGCGCGGCTGTGGCGCTCGGCGTCGACAAGGGCTTGAGCAAGATCGCGAACGCCAACCAGGCGCGCAAGGCAACGGAGTTGTTTTTCGGCGAGCAGCCGCGGCCCGCGGTTGATCCGCGGTTTGAGCAGCGCGCGGGGCTGCTGTCTCAGGGCTCGTTGCCGACGATTAATCAAGGGCGGTCGCGGTGACGTCCATCGTACAAATAAGCAGCACACAACAACACAGCGAGCGCCGCAAATATGCCTACGGTTCCGAAGTTGTCGACGATACCGTGGGCAACTAAACGGACGCAGGCCATGGCGATGGCAAAGGCGACGATGCAAACCAAAATCAAAGGGCGGGGCATAGTCCGGGATCATGCCAGTTCTTGCGCAGCTGTCTATCCACAGCAGCGTCATACAACTTAGCATCCAGAGGATTTGTGCGGACTGGCCTTTTTGATCGTCCGATGCGCGTGGTTTGCGGAATAGGCGCCGGCGTTCTGGCGGTCGCCATTCAGCGCGCGATTGATGAGGCGAAGAGTAAAATCAGCTACTTACCTGCCAAAACATAACATATCGCTTGACCGGTAATCCGAACTCGAACCAATCGGGCCGATCAGCGCATTGATCGCTCCAGCTCACGCTACCTTTGCGACCTTGGGTTCGGCATGAAGCTCCACGCCGAGAGACCCAAGAACTTTCATTACGGTGCTAAATTCCGGATGTCCTTCGGAGCTGAGCGCCTTGTAGAGGTTTTCGCGAGATAGTCCGGTTTCCTTGGCAAGGGCAGACATGCCGCGGGCGCGAGCAACGGTGCCGATGGCTTCTGTGATGAAGCCGGCATCGTGAGTGGAGAAAGCTTCGCTTAGGTATGCGGCGATTGCCTCGGCGCTATCGAGATATTCAGCCGCATCGAAAGGTCTAGTCTTGGCCATCGCTCAATCCTCCAGCTCGCTCGCGATCTTCTTTGCTTCGGCTATGTCCGCGTCTTGTGTGTCCTTGTCGCCGCCGCAAAGAAGAACGATCAGTTCTTCGCCCCGTTGGATGTAATAGATCCTGTACCCGGCGCCGTGATGTATGCGCATTTCGCTGACACCTTCGCCGACCGGTTTGACGTCTCCCGGGTTACCGTCAGCCAGCCTTTGGACCCTAACGAGGATCTTGGCTCTAGCTACGTTGTCGCGTAACTTACTGATCCACCTAGAGAATTCATCGGTTTCCCGAATTGCTGGCATGTGTATTTTATAAGATACACTTTGTGGGGTGTCAACAGATAATTGAACTGATGGTTCCAGTTGCGTCTCACAAACGGTTAGCGCTGGCGCGCGATAGATGGCGCTATGGCCCTCGTTGATCAAATCCTCCAGGTGGAGAGCGGCGGCAAAGCTGACGCCAAGAACCCCAATTCGTCGGCCTCTGGGCCCGGTCAATTCATCGATGCTACCTGGCTCGACATGCTGGCGAAGCATCGACCTGACCTCACCGGCTCACGCGATGAATTGCTTGCGCTCAAGACTGATCCAGCCCTCTCTCGCGAAATGACGGCGGCATACGCCGCGGACAACGGCGGGATACTCAAGGGAGCCGGGCTTCCTGTCACGGCCGGAACGCAATACCTCGCGCATTTTGCCGGGCCAAAGGGTGCTATCGGGATCTTGAGCGCCGATCCGTCGACGCCCGCCGGCGCGGTGCTCGGCGCCGGGGTGGTCAAGGCAAACCCGTTTGTCGCCAATATGTCGGCCGGCGATCTCGCCGCCTGGGCGGATCGCAAGATGGGCGGGAAGGGCGCGGCGCCCATGTCGATGGCAGGGCCGGCCGCGGCTGCTGTGCCCAGCTCGGCGCCGGCGGTCCCTGCTGGCGCGAGCGCGTCCGCTGATGCGGCTCCCACGCAACCGTCGTCTCCTGCGGTCCAAATCACCGGCTCGGGTGCCAGCGCGCCGGCAATGAACCTCGCGCAGCTTACGGCTGTGCCGCAGCTTACGAACCTCTTGCCGGCTCGCCCTAATGTCTACGGCCTAAAGCTAGCGCCGTTTTCGTTTAGGGGGTAGCAGCTTCCTCTCGCGGAAGGATAGGCGCACGATACCAACGTTGTGTACGTCCCGGCTCAGATTTCAGATGAGCTTCATCGTGATCATCCCATCGCACGGCCGATGGTCGGGCGATCTGATAGAAATGAGCTTCGTAGAAGCCTGATTTCTGTTAGCGGCCTGTGGATGCCGCCGGTTGTCATTTCGCAGATTAGGAAACGCAGGCCTACACATCTCACGTCAGTTGAAAACTCCGCCTCTGGCAGGGCGGATGAGGAGCGCGAAATTCGAGAGCTTCATCAGCGCTCGGTTTCGCTAACGCGAACCCTTGCGCTCGGGCCTGCCAGGACCGAGCGCTGATGGAGATGACATTGGTCAAGAAAGTAGAAACTGCAGAAGTCACCATCCAGCCGCTCAAGCGCGCGCGGATCAAACTTAGGATCATCGGTTCAACACCGATGTTCCAAAATCGAATGGCCTCCAAGGCAAAATTCCAACTGCTTACCGGCGGTCAGAAGAAGGGGAAGGCCGATCGGGCCGCGATCAAGCATGATCCGCTGACCGAATTCAGAGACAGCGCCGAGATTTTGCCCGGCGGACCGACTGCCCTCGGCCTGCGTGTCGTCGCGGTCAAAGCGGCGATGGCAACCGCCGCGCTCGAAACGCCCGGTCTGACGAAGAGTTCGGCACAGCGGCTGCTTTTTATGCCCGGCGATCACGTTCCGCTCTACGGCGTCCCGCAGCTCAGAATGGACATCGTTCGATCCGCGGATATCAACCGAACGCCGGACGTCCGCACTCGCTGCTACCTGCCGCGATGGGGTGCGGAGGTTGAGATCAACTTCATTGTGCCGCAGCTATCCATGCAGGGCGTGGTGAGCCTGCTCTGCAATGCCGGCATCCTGGTTGGCATCGGCGATTTCCGCCAAGAAAAAGGGAAGGGCGCCTTTGGATCATTCCGCGTGCTCGGCGAGGGTGAGGACGACGAAGAGTGGAGCGATCTTGTCGAAAATCATGGCCGCGCCTCACAAGAGGCTGCGCTCGCCGATCCCGAATACGCTGATCGAGACACCGAGGATCTGATGGCGCATTTCTTTGCGGAGGTGCAGAGGCGAGCTGCGTAGGCAGAGTTTGGCACGGCTGTCCAGGATTGGCGGGGTACGGTCAGGCAAGGCGGGTCACGGCCGGCGCGATAGTGTGCTTCAACATCAACAGGAATTACGAGTGTCAAAATTCACGAAAGAATTGCGGCGGAAGATCGTCGAGGACTTTTCCCGGCGACACAACGGCCAATATGATCCGGCCTTGTTTCTCAAAGAGGTCGGGGAGATCGGCGAGACGCATCCGGCCCATGGCTGGTTCGAATGGGACGGTGACAAGGCGGCGAAGGAATACAATCTCTGGCAGGCTCGCGCCTTCGTCAAAGATCTGCGGATCACGTTCGAGGTTGAAGAAGTCAGCGGTGGAAAGCCGATCAAGATCACGATAGAGGCGCCGATGATGATTTCTCCGGTCGCGGGCCGAAGCAATGGCGGCGGATATGTCTGCTTCAACCCGGATGATCCGACACACCAGGCCGAGCATTGCAATCAGGCGGCGGCTGCGCTCCGGTCGTGGCTCAACCGCTACCAGGCAGCACTGATCCACGCCGGTTTCGGCGTAAAATCAGTGGAGATGATCGCCGTCGCGCTTGAAGCGGTGCATCCGCCGGCGGTAGAGCAGGCCGCAGCGTAAACGAGTTGGCACGGTAAGGCTGGCAAGGCGAGGCGGGGCACGTCCGGGCGGCCCATGGTATGGCGCGGCAGGCGGGGCATGGTGCGGCCCGGCTCGGCGCGGCCTGGTAAGGCGAGGCGGGCAATGCAGGAACGGCGGCTTTCGAGCCGCCGTTTTCTTTTCCAAGAACAAACGATTAGTAGCGCTCGGCGAATGTGCCCTCAATGGAGGGTGCTAAGCAATGACGTTTTGGAAATGGTCTCGTACCGCTGCGAACAACGCCACGGCGGACTCAACCTGTCCTTTTCCGGAAGGAATGGCGCCAAGCGCTTTGAACGACGGCACAAGAGCGATGATGGCCGCGGCGGCGAAGTATCGCGACGACATTAGCGGAGCGATTATCACTACTGGCACGTCGACGGCTTACGCCGTCGCCAGCAACCAGGGCTTTGATACTCTCGCGCATCTTGGCGGCGCCATGATTGCCTTTTCGCCACACGTCGCCAACACTGGATCTTGCACGCTCAACGTAGATGGGCTGGGCGCAGCGGCGTTGCGCTCTGCTCCTGGCGTAGACATTACCGCCGGAACCATTCTCCAAGGTACGCCATATCTGGCCGTCTACAACAGCACGGATAATGCGTTCTATTTGCATGGTTTCTTCGGCAATCCGTACAATGTGCCGATCGGAGGCAGCTTAATCTATTGGGGGAGCGTTGCCCCAAACAGCTCGTTTGTGCTTTTGAATGGGTCGCAGCAACCCAGTCGCACGGTATTCTCAACGCTGTTCTCGATCCTCGGCACCACCTATGGTCCAGGCAACGGGACTACGACCTTTGATCTGCCCGACTGTCGAGGCCGCGTTGTGGCCGGTCCAGATGCCGGCCAAGGTCGGTTGACCGGCGCGACAATGAATTTCCTCACGCCCGGGGGCACTGGCGGCTCCGAAACTCGATCGCTCGCGACGGCCAACATGCCGCCTTACACGCCAGCCGGTTCGGTCGCGAATGGTGCGATTACAGTCTCTGGCAACGCGGCAGCCAATATCGGAGGGGCAAGCACCGGCGGTGGTCAGTTCGGCCTCAACTCGCCTGGCGCCGCTACCATCACCGCTTCGCAGGCCGCTTCTTCGTTCACCGGTTCGCCGCAGGGCGGTTCAAGTCAGGCATTCGGCATCGTGCAGCCGACGATCATTGGCAACTACATCATGCGGATCATCTGACCGCACAATCCACTAACTGCGCCGCGGTAGCCCTTTTCGAGAACGCAATTCCTCTCGGAAACGGGTGCCATGTGAAGTTCGCCGCCAATTTGAACGCATACCGCCGCCGGCATGGTCGGCGCATCGCGATTGAACAGGCCGTGTTCTGGAGCGCTGTGGGCGGCCTCCTGATGATCTGGCCGCATCTGTCCGAAAGCCGTATCCCTCCATTGAGGGCCGCCTTGTTTGACGGACGCGAGCGCTGCAGGTCCTAGGGGTAATCCTAGGAGAAGCGCTATGACGATTTCGCGGGCAGAGGTGATCACATCGGTCGAGCGGCGGCGTCGGTGGTCACAGGATGAGAAGGAACGGCTAGTTGCAGCATCGTTCGAGCCCGGAGCCACTGTTTCCGAGGTGGCTCGCATGGCCGGCCTTCATGTGAGCCAGCTGTTCAGGTGGCGCAAAGAGCTTTGCAAGCACGGTGAAACGAGTGTAGCGCCGTTGGTGCCGGTCGAGATTGGGCCGTCTGTGCCGCCGCGGGATGTGGCCGAAGCGCCA